GTTTATACAAATATAAGTAAAACTGTGACTATGTCAAATAAAAAAAGGTACCATGAGGTACCTTTTATGTAGTTTGTTCGATATTACCTGAACGATGTTTTATAGACTTCTTGGTCTAAACCTCCACCAGGTTGGAAGGAATTTTTAATGTCATTTACATTAATATCAGTAACTTCGTCTGAGGTTAAAACATAATCATTTTTTCCCGTCTTTTCCATTTCTTCTGACTTATCATCAAAAAATTGTGAAAGTTTTTGACTGAATGGATAAGAGTCATAGGTTCTCAACTCTAACTTTTCTTGTGGAGTTTTTTCTCTATATTTTTCAATCTTATTCTCAAGAGAGTTAAGTTTGTTCATGATGTTATCCATCTCACCTAACTTAGATTGTAAATCATTAAGTTGGTTGAATAAATTGTTGAAGTACTCTTCTTGTTTGGTTTCGATATTTTTTTGTGAATCTACTAATTCAGTAATATCTAATTCTTCAGAACTTCCTTCTTCTTGTGATTCACCTTCGTCATCAATTTTCTCAACATCAGGATCTGATTCAACATCTATTGGTTGTGGTGCAGTTGTTTCTGGTGCCGCAGGTGGTGTTGCTTCAGAAGGTGCTGGTGCGGGTTCCGCCGCTGGTTCAGGTGTTAAAGCTGCCAAGGCATCTTCTTCTGCTCCCGCTTGTTCTAAAATATATCGATTGATTTTTCTATGTCTCTCGATTTCACTGAGAATTTTTTTATCTAAACTCATTTTTTATCCATTTAATAAAGTTTTTATTCCGTTAGCGGTTTCTACTCTAACTCTTCGGTTTGCAGTAGTTTGGTGTCCAGCTCTTTCGATAAGACCGTCTCTTTCTCTCACTGTGTAACAATCTCCAGTATCCAAGTCACAAACTTGTTTTGTTCCATCTCCATTGTCTTCTTGTGAAAATCTAACAGATTTACCAAGATAATTGTCTAATGCTGATTTAATGTTCATAAGAATCTTTTTATATAAATATGTTGTTATGTTATAAAGTAAATTTTTGTGAGGTTACAGTGAAAGACGAATTTGGTAAATTATCGTCCGTATAAGTCAAAATCATTTGAAACTCTCCCAACTCCCTAACTGTAACCACATTTGTATATTTTGTATCAGGAGTATTTTCGATACTAACATTCACTTGACTTAGAGTTGGTAATTTAACAATCCTAATCTGTGTTGCAGTCAAGTTTGTAATAGGAGTCAATTGGAATGTATAATATCCTCCATTTGGCTTTATGATGTTGTAATAACTATTACCATCATAGGCTGGTAGTTCTCCCGAATTGGTATTGGAAACTAAGATAATTTGTCCAGTACCTGATGGAGATTTTTGTGGTACATTCAATTCAAAAATATAATTCGACGGAAAATCTTTTGGATTTTTTGTTCTATCGTCAGGTATTGCCAACACAGTTATATTGACAACCGCTCTTATACTTTCAGAACTAAATTGATTGAGATTTAATAAAGTGGTCATTTGGTCTTTGTCAATAGAGAATATCTGTTGGTCATCTGAAACAAAGTTTTCAAGTTTTAAATTTTTTTCTGACTTTATTTCTTCTTTTTTTGGAACATTGTTTGGACCAACAGTTAATTTTTGAATTATGTAACTGTAATTGTTAGTTTCACTTATTTTCCATCCTTCAACTTTAGGATTTACTACAACGCTTAAATTCAAAGTATTTCCTAACGCATCTCTTTGGATTTGGAAAACTGTAAGTGGAATGAAACCAGTGTCTTGTGGATTCAAATCTGAACCAACTAAATCTTGTTGATTAACTGTAGTTTGTTGTTGGGTATTTGTATTTGCATATCCTCCTGGAGATGATGATGTTATATTTTGTAATGCCGGGTTATAGGTGAAATCGACTAAACTTTCAAAACTTCCGAACTCTGTCGTAACTGTAATCCTTCCTGTAGCAACACTTTGTCCTTCTGGTATTTGTATTTCAGGTAAAGAGAATCTCAAAGTTTGTGGATTGAAAACTCTAATTTGAGAAATATCAATGACTTTATCAATTACTGTGATTGATTTCACTGACTCAAAATTTTGTCCATTAACTTGAACTATAGTACCCGTAAATCCTGCTGAAGGCGAGAACGTGGATACAACAGGTGGTGGACAAGTCTGCCCATCATTCGGTGGAATCGGAGTTGGTGTAGATGGCACTGAAGGTGATTCAATCTCCTCTAATTTACCAGATTCTTTATTTATTTTATCTAACTTGATAGAATTATTTTTTGAAGTCAATCCGACTTGAACCGCAGATGCTAAGGATTTGGTGAACGTATCCCGAGTTCTTTGAAATTCTGAAAAATTAGAATTGTAGTACTCTTCAGAAATATTTGACTTTGGCCAAAAACAAACATAGTACTTCGCCAAACCAAGTCTTATAATCCTTTCTTTGTTTTCCCTTAATCTTCCTGACATGAAATTTATGTAAGAATCCAAAGATTCGAAGTGAACAATAGGCTCAGACGAAGATTTTGAAGGGTTGGTTGTAATATTTACACAAGTGTAATCTTTTGAGAATTGACTTACTGCTTCCCCCCAATTAGTACTTAGAGATATATTAGCTAAGTTATTCTTAACTGCGTAGAAATTACCCTGTTTGGTACTTGAATTTTCTTGGAAAGTTTTGATATAAGAAATACAATAAATTATTACTTGTAAATCAACATCATTAGGAATAATTCTCTGTAAGGCTTGTGCAAATTCCTCTGGAATATATCCACTCATTTCTGAACTAACCGAAACGTATCCTCCATTAACATAAACTTCATCAGTGATTTTATTGATACATGAATTTGTTGTATCCAAAGTATTATCGGCTTCTTGAACTACTTCAGTTGATTTTATATTATCAGTAGTTGCTGCGATTGGAGCTTGGTCTTTATTAATCAATAACAATTCTTCTAACTGAGAAATTAGATTTTGGTTAATACTTTGTAAGAAACTATCGATTGCTGGTAAATCATAAATTCCTTGTCTAACTCCTTCAAATGTTGTTTGAAAAGTTCCTGGTTGAATTGAATGACTCACATCAGTAATCATATATGGCCCATTAAACATTGGAACGTGTCTTAGATTGAAATACATCGTTGGTTGTAAAAGAGCATTACCCAAACAAACTACAGAGGCTTTATAAGACCTTTGTTTATAAAGATTATATAAACTCACATTTTGTGTCGCAATTGCACGTCCCGAACTTTGGTCAACCATGTTGAGGTATGTATTAATTACTTCAGAAGTTGCAACTCCATTATCTTGAGAAACTGAAAAAGAATAGAATATATTTTGGTTTCTCAATCCAATATCGACATTAAATCCTACACATTTGTTTGATAAAGCCCAATCGGTTTTTCCTTGTTGGTCTTCAATAAGAGGACTTTCAGATGCTCTCCTCAAATCAAATCCATCATCTCTGAACTTAAAGTTTCCTTTAGGTAAATCTAAATATTGAGATGGTTTCCCAACATAAAAACAAACTAATTTCGGCGATGAATTTCTATAATCAACGTCCAAAAATGTCCCCCATAAATTATTCGCAAATTCTAATGACCCCTCCCTTTTTGGAGTAGTGGTTCCATCAACATCTTGAACATTATAAAAATTAACATAAGATGGAAGTGGCATCACTGTGAAATTATTTTCAATTAATATTCCACTAATAAATGTGAATACACTCATTGCTTGGTTCAACGACTTTTTGTTCAACATATTTTTCAAGTCAAAAATGTCGATAAGAATGGTATCACCTATATTTCTGGAAGCTCTATCCAAAAATAAGAAATCCTCAAATAAAGTTTTCGTTTTGTAATCTCCACCTGCAATCCATTTGTCATTCAATGCTTTGAATACCTCATAAATTTCAGCTTTACCTTGTTCACCAGTTGTAATACTACTGATTACTCTTTCAGGTAATTGTTGTTGGTCAGGTAATCCTATTGGTGGTGGTTGTCTCAATCCAGTCAAGACTCCATTCAAAAAGTTGTTTTGTAAATCCGTTTCAATTCGTAAATAATTTTCGAGTTGGTTTTGGAATCGTGATTGTGATAAATTCGGATTGTTCAACTTTTGGGTCGCATACATTTTTATAATTGGTGCGAGTAATGTAACATTTTGACTTGTAAAAGCAATGTTATTGTCTATGAAGAAATCCGTAATATATGACCCAAATTGGCTATACCTTACATTCTGTATTGTAGAAAAACCGACTTCAGTCTCGAGAGCAAACCAAGCACTTGGATTTGCGGCTTGAGACTCAGAAAGTGTTACGTTCCCCCCTAAGCTTGGTAAAGACCCATTAACATAAGGTTCAAACGGTATTGGGTCAACGACCTGAAGACTATTGTTGTGGGATAGGTAAGAATCAAAAATTCTTCTCAAATAGTTAGATGGATTACCAAACTTGAAAATAACATCATATTCCATAAAGGCTTGAATTCCGCTTTGGAAAAGTGAATATTGATTACCAATCGTATTAAAGAAATATATTTCATCCGACTCCCCTTGTTTTTTAATTGGGACGGTCATTAAACCTCTAAAAAGAGATTGAAAATTTTTGAAATTTGCATTTATATCAACAGGAGATTGACCAGGTGTTGTTGTCGCATTTATACCAGTAAAAGCATTTCCAATTGATTTACAAAAATTCAAAAACTCCAATTCAAAAGAATCCAAAATTTTCTTTTCAAAGACAGAAAATACTTCTTCTATTTTGGTATATCTATCTTCTGAAAGAAAATGAAGTGGAGTTTGTTCATTACCTGTAGTGATAAAGTTCAAGTAGGAATCTGGTTGTGGAAACGCAATTTGGTTAGAGTCAAAATAACCATAGTTTGGTGCTGACCATAAACATCTAACCGAACCATTATAAACACTTGGGTTATTTGTAAAATCGACACTGGTGGTTGGAATGGTTGTTTGGTTGGAAATACAAGATCCACTAGCTTGGTTGTAAGTTGTCCCAAACGAAGGTAAAACATAATAATCCGCTCCAACAGTATTATCAGTGGGGTCACAATCAATAGGTGCTGTTGGTGTAATATTAGGTAATAATAAAGACCATGTTTTTAATCTTAAATTTTTGTCCTGTTGTTTAGCGTTAACAATGTTCGATGTCGCAAAGTTATAAATTTTCAGTCCTCCATTGAAACTATCTTGAATCTCTTGATTGGTATAATCAACATACAAATCGTAACCATTGTAGAAATAATTAAAATCATTTATTACTTTGGGATAAAATCCAACTTGCATATCAATTTTCAGGTCATCTTCTTTCTGTAAAGTAACACTCTGACTTTGATTTGAATACTTGAAAGTATACGTGTGAGTATTTGAGCTAGTTGGAGGATAATAGTTAGAACTATAATCAAAATTTTTCCAAGCTGGTTCAATAATATCAACATTACTTTCCTTATATTTTTTATATCTATGCCATATTGACCCATATTTCAAAATCCAAGCATATGGAAGTTTGTGAATTGCTCCGAACTTTTTCAATGCTGATGAGATATAGTCCAAATCAGTTGTTACATTATTAGAATACGATTTGTATTTTTCTCTTAGTGTGGCTAAAGGTAAAGAATTAAGGAACAAGTATGCCGCTTGGACATAAGGATATGTATTTCCTGAAAGCCTTGAATTATAAACACCATTCTGTATCGCATTGATAAAGTAAGGGGTGTTAAGCATTGATGTAGTACTCCTTGGACTAAACTCCCCTGTAGGTGTAACATTGTCAACATACCCCTCCGTTGCAATAAAATTTTTTGGTGTCCGTGTTTGATAAAATAAATTCAAACCACTAAAAATTCCAACTATTGTAGGATTTTGATTTAATAGATATGAGAAATTCGTTACTGGTCTGTTGAAAGTGTAGTTATATACATCATTGAAGTTTGCTATTATTTTTCTTGGTTCGAAAATTGTCAATGATTTTTGGGTTTCATACACTTGATTCGCGACCGCAGTATTACTTTGATTCAAATTATTCAAACACCAATTCTGATCCGTGTAAGGTAGTGTATCAACTATCAAAGGTGTATTTGACGCATTTAAAATTAATTTTCTTAATGCTTCGGATTTGGTTGAAGTTTGAGGTATTTTACCTATATCTAAAGTGTTCAGTATTGCAAAAGAATTTTCGGTTATTCCTTTTATATATGGAGTAACAAAAAAATCTCTTATGTAATCTTGGTATGCTCGACCAGTACCAGTATTGGAAATATTTCTTAAAAAATCAGGATAATTTGTAGAATTTAAATTGAAGTTTTTTAGTTTCAAAGACAAATATGGAGAACTTATTCCTAATTTGTTTTTAATGTTATTTACTTCAGTTTCGATATTCAATTTAATCAACTCATCAATCTGATTGTTATTTGCTCTAGCAAGTCCTGAATAATGTGAAGTTAGAAATTGTCTTTCCCATATCTCATAGAAAAATTTTATCTCTTCTTTATTTGAGTACGCAAGACCTAAAGATGGAAATTCAATTGCATTTATATTAATAACATTTGTATCCCTTTCATTATCTAAAGGTGGAGGAGCAGTAGGGTTTTGAAACTTCTGTGTCAAACCCCTCAAATATTCTTCAACAAATTCAACTTCAGGCCATTTGTCAAACAAATAACCTTGGGTTAAATCTACTACCGAAGGGTCACCAATATACTTTAATTGAAATCTTCCCTTTTTATCTTCGGGGGTTTCAACAAAAAACTGAGGCCAAGGATATACAGGAATTTGAGAATTTTCAGCATTTACATCTAATTCATTGTCCCCAAATAAAGAAAATTGATTCCTTACTACATTGTCCACATTTTCAGTATTTGGTGCTGAAGTCGTGTTGTCCAATATCGCACTTTTTCTAACAGGGTCATATTTTACATCCCAAGCAGTTGTATGCACATCATCCATAAGACGTATGAACCCTTCAGCGGATGCCATTATTACGGCAATCATATTTCTTACAGTTGGTTTAAATCCAATTCCTGTTGCCGTGTCTTCAATCTTTCTTAATAAAGATGCGGTAATTTGACTTTCATAATCCGAAAGTTTTTTGTTCGCCTGTGTTTCGAGTAAAGAAATTTGTTTGTCAAATCTTCCCTCTCCTTCAAAAATAAAACTTTTATCAACTGAACTCAATAAAGCACTTACCGCACCTGCAACATTTGTAACTTCATATGTAGTTGGGACAGAAAGATAATTAAGTCTAGATCTTACTTTATCTATTTCTTCCAAAGTGGGATTAACTATTCCCGTTTGAATTCGTGTTGTCTCAACCCAATCTATAGATTCTACATCTTTAATATCATACTTGATTGTATCATATTTTATCGGGTTAGGAATGGGAGTCGCTCCTCTAACACCTAACGTTGGATTTTCCCCCAACTTTTCATTAGACTCAGTTATAATTTTTTGTAACTCACTTATCGCAGTTATTTTAACATCAATGTTTAACTCTTTGAAGACATAAACTTTTTCTTGTTTATTTTTCAAAACAATTGGCCTTGGGTCAAGGAATCTTTTGAACCAAGAATTGGACGCTCCCCTTACAGCACTAAAATATTGAACCAATGCTTGTTTATAATTTCTTATATTTGTCAAAGGTTCCACTTCTGTTTTAGGGAATGAATCTGTCACGGTAGATTCAAACTGTTCCAATTTATTCATAAGTTGGACCAATGTTAGTTCAGGAAAATCAGGTGAGATTAACCCCTTTGCTTTGTATTCACTATAGACTTCAACTATTTTTTGATAACCTTTTTCCGCAACTATTTGTGTGACAACCGATTGGTTAGAACCCAAATTATTTGCTCCTCTCTCGGCTTGAGTACTAGCCTGTGACTCAGCGGCTTTATTTGATTGTTGTGGACCCTCAAGTGTTTGAGTAATATCAAATCTTTGACTATACATGTGAGGGGCGGCTAATAAATGCCCCATTGAAACTTCATTTAGAATATTAAATTTATATCCTTTGAATTGTAATCGAACCAAGTAGTTTCCACTGAAACCATTGAACGATGCATGAAATTTTTCTAAATTCAATTGATATCTAACCGCTTGTCCATAGTATCCTTTCAGTGTTAAAAAAAATTGTGGAAATGGCATATTGAAAAATGCCGCATAAGGTGAATTATTTCCTAATTGAAATAATGCCCTCCCTTGTACATCTTCCAACAATATGTCAATAACGGGGACAAAACTCGTAGTAGTTTGTATGTTAATTGAAGTAATACCTAATAACCCGTTGTCTAAAATATCTTTTTCATTAACAACAGTGTTCTGTAGATATGGTTTATCACCATTCTTAGGTACTTGACCAACTTCTAAAGGTTGATTTGGAGCCTTTTTTTGAGTTGAGTTTTCTCCGGTGATTTCATCATAATATCCTGAACCCAAATAAGAATTTTTGGTAGGTTTCAAAAAGTTCATTTTTGCAACTGAAATGGTTCTTATACCATCTTGACCTGTGGAACCAACAGCCAGTTTTGTTCTTGGTAAAACATCGCACTCCAAATTGGCATACATAACAAGATTTTCATGGTCAACAAGTCTCTCTTGAACGTTGTTGAAACTGTCTGTAGTTTTATTTGGGTCAACTAAGATAATATTGTTGTAATCAAACTCAACATAAATATTACCACTAGTGTCCGCTTGTATGTTACCTGCCATAATAATAAAAATGATTTTCTAATGCTGCCTTATAGTCCTGTAATGATGGTATTAAAGGAAACGGAATAATCAATACAGCACCATCATATATATTATTTTCTAACCCCCCAAATTGAGGATTCGCCTGTAAAATTAACCAATTAAATACAGGTGAATTATAAAACTCCTGTGAAGTTTTATCTAATCTACTTTTTCCAACCTTATATATAAAAACTTTGTCTGAAGGTTTTTGGGGCAGATTGACAAAAGGGACAACGGTTTGTTCCCCATTAATAAGAAAATCATTGTATCTATTATAATATTGACTTGCCATTAGTTAAGTTTTGCTTTTGATATATAAGTTCCAGGGGTATCATTACCATTTACATCATTCCAAGTCATTGTATTTGTATTTTGATTTGTTGTATTTGCTAATCCCTTTATCAGACTTTTTTTCGAAGATATTTGACTTGGTCCATCAGTGTCTTCAGTTGTAAAAGTGAAATTTCTTTGTTTGTTGCTGTCGAATGGTGTGTAAATTAAATAATCTTTTAAATCATTTTTTTCCAAATTTTCGATGAATGATTTCGTTATATTATTTTCATCTATGAAAACAGGTTTTGCAGTAGAAATCCAATAAGAGTCAAATATTTTTTCCAAATCAACTATTGTAGTACCAACCAAACTTTTATTTGACAATATATTTCCAATCATTTGTTGTTTGAACGTCTCGTATTTTTTATCATCTACCACATCTTCAGATACAATCATATAAACTCTTCTGAATGAGTCATCATCAAACAGTGAATTTTTACTAAATGGATTGAAAACTCTTTGAACTGAAACGGAATCTGACTTCCCGTTTATTATTTCTGGTACTAAAACACCTTGATAACTTGTTCCGTTATAGGAGAATGTTTTAGTGGCTTGTATAATAAGATTAAACGCCTGAATATCTTCTTGAATTTTCAATGTATCTGCCTCGAGTTCTAAGAAAGTGTCTGATGCCCCCGTGAAACTGGTATGTACATCAGGAGTTCCTGAAGTAACATAAATTAATACTGGCCCATTTTTAGCTTGAAGTCCATCAGTTCCTGTATTGTCGTTCAATGGGTCATAAAGAATTGTGTTCAATCTTGCCCACGTTTGTAAATAACTCTGTTCTTGATTAACCAAACCCTGAGTAATAGTCGAGATTGCATTCGGGAATGACCCACGCTTTCGTGATACAAAATTGTAATAATTTTCTTTCAAAATCCTGATTAAGGAAGCAGGTAAATTATTTGATGCTTGAGACATGTACTGAATATATCCTTCAGAACCATCTTTGATATTTTTGTCAAGTTCAACAAAAATTTCATCAAATCTTTTTTCAATATTGTTTGGTTTTCCAAATAATACCACATCACCATCATCAACAACAGAACTACCCTTAGTATAATTTCTCTCTAACATCCATTGTTGTCTTACTGCATTGTTATATTGATTCACACTTTCTTTAGTTTTATTAACAACCGTAGTAAAATATGTTTGAGTATCAGTAATAATCTTATTCATAAATCCATTGTAACTTATTATACCAGTTGTAGTTCCACCTGAATTTGTTACTGAACTAATGATTGTTCCAATTGTATTATTATTATCTTGTCCATTGTTTACAGGAGCACTATTTACTCCAGGGATTGGTGGAGCAATTTGTCCGTCCAAAAATATTTTATCCAAAGTCAATGAAGATTGAATGTCCGTCGCATCCGCTCTATCGTCATAAATTTCCGTGTTTGCATAGTAATTAAATGTAAGAGCATTTTGTAATTTGTCTATCGACTCTTTCAATCCACTTCCTCCAACAAAGTCAAAAGTTAATTGAACGTTTGCAATCATAGGTTGAACTCCAATCCCTTCAGGGTTCAAATCCAAACCTTCATAACTTAATGTTAAATTTCTTGGAATTATTTTAGTATTATAAAAATCTCCAACTCGTAATACAAGAACAGGTGGTGCTCCAAATGTTGTATTAACCGCATTGTTATATTGTAATTGTACGGGACTATCAGGAGTGGGTTTTTTTGCCGTTGGTATTGTGTCACCAGGTCTCATACATTGTTGCAAGAAAGTTAATCTTGAGTTCAAACCTTCAGGTGTTATTGAATGAAAGGATGGCTGAAAAAATTTTAACTTATCTTTCAAGTTGTCGTAAACCATAGGAGATTCAGCCTTAATCACCTCAAAATAATCACATTCCGATAAAAAAGCCCTAACAACCTTCTTGGTTATATTATCCTTTGGTTCGTATTGTTGTGTCACAACAGGTTCTTGAACTGTTTGAGTAATCACATTTCCTACAACAACAGGAATCGTATTTGAACCTGTTGTTGGATTTGTTTGTGATCCGGGTCCTCCTTCAGGTCCTGTTCCTGTTTGTGGAGCATTAAGTGTTGAAACAATTTCAGAAATATAAGATCTTCTACATGCCATTGCTCCAACTGTGAATTCTTCATTTGCTCCAACCTGAGTATCTCCCGCTTTAGCGGTAGTTGTGTCAGAACAATTGAAAGTCTTTCCATTCGCTTCAAAAACTTCAGGAGGATATGGCCTTTCCGTCTTATTACTTTTCATCGGTCTCGATCTAGCCCTTTCACCTTGAGCACCTGCAGGTACGTTTGGGTCTAAATTTGGATTTTCTTTAACAAGTAATCTCGAATTTTTAAAGAACTCGCTTGTGGCACTATTTTCAGCAAAATACTTAATCATGGCATTAACTCTTCTTATGGACAATGCATCGTTGTATGCCACAGTTGCTGGTGCTGAGCAACTCGAACTAATATAAATGGTAACATTTCCAGTGTTGTCTCTTAGTTGTTTCCCTAATTCTATTGCAAATTCATTTATTGCTTCATAATTTGGTATTACTACAGTATCAAAGAAATTACTTGTTTCCGAAGCATTTTCTTGTGTATTATAAAAATCTCTATTTGTTTTTGAGATATACCTATCATATTCTGTAGTATAGTTCATATCTGTTTTTGGTTTTGGCTCATCATTTCCAAAATAAAACCCAAGTTGCAGATATTTTTTGAATGATAAGTCAGTATTTCCTCCATTACCAGATTGTGACACAGGTACATCAAATCCATTTGGTGAATTAAAACCACTCTCAATTGTCCCACGGGTATAAATAATTTGTTCTCGAGTTAGTTCCTTCGAAGAGATTGCCTGTTGTAATTCAAATAAGTCATTAGGACTTATTGTAACATATTTTTTAGCTAATTCATAGATGTCATATTTTCTACAACCAGCAAAGAAAGATTCTATTATACTATCAATTCTAACCTTATTTGTTTCATTACCCAAAACTTTATTAACAATTACATTAAGTACAGATGGGTGGTCTACTACAATTTTCCATTGTAAAGTTCCTCCTCTTGATGTATTTTTGTAAGTATAAATTGGTTCTGGTCTCCCTATAAAATCATTAGGTTGCCAGTTGGCAGTAACAGATTCAGTGAAAACTAATCCATATGGAGGAAACCACATGACTCTACCTCCATTAGGACCCCTCTCACAGACAGGTAAATCAGATGTAGAAAATCCTGGAGTACTTGATGTTCTCCAAGCCAAATTTTCCAAAGAAAACATGTATTTTTTTGCAACAGCGTTATCAATATCACCAACAATATTAGTTGAAGCCTGTCCTCCTTCTTGTTTGTTTGGTACAATATTAAGGTTATATGTCTTATCTAATACTGAATATGCAAATCTTCTTCCCTCAGTTGTGATTCCATCTGTTTTTTGTAAATCATTATATTGTAAATAAGGAATGTCTTTTGCAAAAACACGACAATATTCTGTCCCTACCTCTTGTCCGATTGCCCCAACATATTTGTATACTCTCGAACCTTTAGTCATTTCTCTGTATCCATCATTGAATACCTTACTAACTTGGTCGATTGCATTTCCTACGTGTTGTAGTCGTCTTCCTCCTTGTGGTTGACTATCAATTAGTCTTTGTGTGTCATCGAGTATTGAACCTTGTCTGAATTCGTTGTTTACTGATTCTGTAGTGACATATGATGATGGTCTAAAGTCTTCATCTTGATTTGTAACTTCTCCACCCAAGCCAACTTTTTTACCAGCATTTCCTTTGTATTTGGGAGAAACCCAAGTGAAACCACCTTCGATTCCTCCCCCATTACTGTAGGTAGGACCGTTCGCTCCCAATCTAATTGATTGACTTGGTCCTTCATATAGTTGGGCTAGTTCAGATGGACCATAAACAGGAGATTGTTGTTCAACACCAAATTGATTTACAGGTACATCTCCTACAGGTGAAAATACTTGAGATGGGTTTGAGGTAATACCTCCAACATAAAAATTACTATTGTCAGAAACCGTCCCCAATAACGTTCCTCCCAATCTTTGGAAAAAGTTTCTTGGAAAATTGGGTTTGTATCTATTGTAATCAATGTTCTTAAACAATCGAGACCTTTGACCTGCTCCCATGTTATTGAACATGATTTGAGAACCTGTCTCTCCACCACCCATCAATCTATTAAAAAACTTACCAACACCACTTCTTCTGTACGCATTTGAAAGTTGTTGTATAGTTGTAGGCTGACCTAAAGTAATGTTTTGGTCAAAATAAGACCCAGGGATTGGTGATACGGGTAATATACTTCCTCCAAGTCTCAGAGCAAAGTTTGTTGCCGCAAGAATAGGATTGGCAGTAACTGTAATCGTATAAACAGGTTCTATAATTGGTACTACGCCTGTTAATATATTTACCAAGTCAGTACCACTACTAACATTCAAAATGTTTGCTCTACCTAAAGTATCTTGACGAATTTGTGCCGCAATCCTGTCTTCAAATTCTTTTCTCAGAGTTTGAGCTCCTAATCTCGCAATAAATGAGTCTTGACTCAATAACCCATTACTACCACTTGGGTCGGGTGATAATAAAATAGATAAAGGTGAATATGTTGAAGGTACAAATGTCGTTGGATAGGGTTGATTGTTCGATTTGTTTGTCGTTAGAGGACGATTAAGTGATCCGAAAAATTCTGCACTGTCTAAAACAGATTCACTTCCATTGGAAAATACATTGAGAGGTTTCCATTTTAGTGCCTCGGTACTTCCCTGTTTTACTATATCGGCATCCTGATATCCATAAATACCCTCATTTGATTTTGTATTTAATAATGCTCCAGGATCAGGTACTTGCTTATATCCACCTTCATTACCATATTGATTAAGAGGAAATAATTTATTAGCAAACGAAGGTTCATCGATTAATTTATCAGGACTATCTTGAACTGACGAATTCGATTGAACGTATTCTGTATCAATTGGTTGTGTGGGTCTATTTGGGGCTTTCGCATAAGGCGTTAAGTTCCTTGTTAAAAGTTTTTTTCTGAACCCTTCTGAATTTGCTAAATCTAATAACGGACTTGCCATTTATATTTTTATTAATAAATAGAATATTATTGTTTTTTTATTAGTTACACTCCTAAAGGTGACCCAGGCCGAAGTGGATTGGGTTCAGTAGTATTGTTTTCTATATAATTTTTGATATATTGTTTAGCTAATAATCTTTCAAAAATTTTCGTTATTTCTTCTATTTGTTGAGGGGTCATATTTTGAGGTGCACCGTGAAAATTTAAATCTATAGGAGGTACTGGCCCAAATTCTACCTTTATAGGGTCTCTACTTGGGAGTGATGACGACGTGTATGGTGAAGACGGACTCGGTGAAATTCCTCCAACTGTAACACTAGTAGCTGGTGCCGACATAGGACTAAACATTGACGGGTCTACTGTTGGATCATATGGTGAAGGAATATAATTTTGACCCGTCAGGATTGTGGATATGGACTGCAAAATTGGGGTTACAGCGGTAGACAAAGCCTTTGCGGTTTCAGTGTTTTTTTCTTTTTTAAGTTCTTCTGCAATTTTTCCAGAAGCCTCACCGAGCGTTTCCATAGATTTTTTACTAACAGATCCGAATATATTCACAGCTCCTTCGGTAAGTTTTACTAATATTTGTTCCGGACTTGTTTCTCCCTTGTTTATGGATTCGATAAGATCTTTTTTCAAAACTTCTGCATTTTCATTCGCAGTTTTTCTGAATTCTTCAACGTTCATCTGTTGACCTCCAGCTCTAAGAAAAGCGTCGAAACCTTGTCTTAACCCTTCAGTAATATCCATTGATGCATCACTTGTCAATGTTGCACCCATCATAATACTTCTGACTGCTGCGAGGTTCTGGTTTATGGTTTGCTGGTTAGTTAACTGTTCTCGAGCAGTTTCTTCAATAGGTTTATTACTATCTTTTTGTTGTTTAATTAACAAATTAAATTCATCTTGAGTAATTTCACTCAACTTTCTCATTTGTTCTATTCCCTTTTCATCTCTAAACTTTACCTCATATTGTCCTCCTTTCGTCATCGATCCAATATTGGCGAGATACTGTTTGTCCTCTTCATTTTCAAACTTTATTGAAGGACTTATTTGAGACAATCTTTCATCTAATTCAGCGGCGGCTAAACCCATTTTTGACATTGAACCTTGTGCCAATCCCGCGGCTTGTTCCATTTCTCTCAGTGTCAATACACCTTGTCGGTTGATTTTAAAAGATTTTGTTTCGTCGTCAAAATACGTGAATTGTTTTGCAACATTTATCAAACTATCCTGTAAACCTGAAGGGTCATTGATAGAAGCATTCATTAAAGCAAAAGGGTCAACCAAAGTTCCAGCTGCCACTCCTAACCTTTGAAATGCTCCAGCAACTTCAATTGCTTTATCAGGGTTCAAAACACTATCCGCAAATTTCAATGTGTCTCCCACGTCAACCCTCATCATCGAAGCTTGAGCAGCCATTTTTGTTAAACCCAAAACACCATCTTCGAATTGAAAACGGTTCATTTGGTCCATATTTTTATATACATCAGCAAAAACTGTTTTGGCATTTCCACCTATACTTTGAACATATTGAATTGATTCCCCAAGTGCTTCAGGAATAGATTCTATCCCAACACCAACATTTAAAAAAGTTTCAGCTAATTCACCACCTGTTTTTCCTACAAGTTTTTCTAACGTATATAATTTTTCAATCTGTTCAGTCGAGGCAACAACATTTCTTCTTGAAGCTTCAGCAACACCTGATATTATTTTTTGTACATCTGATAAATTCCCCCCTAATCTTGTTACGTTTGGTAAGGCGTCGACCAAAGCTTTTTGGAGTTCAAAAATTCTTTCTCTTCCTTGAGTAAAGGTTTGAAGTATATTCGAACTAAATTGACTCAGTGCTTCTTGGGCGTCTTTGAATACTGTTGTTAAATCTTCAGCTTTCGTTTTTGTAAGGTCAACTTCTAAAGCTTTCCCTTGATTTCCTTTACTGGTCGAATCATCTACTGGTGGAACTGGTTGAAAAAACATAATATTATTTTATATATAAATACAAAAGGACTGAAAATTCAGTCCTATCTGTTTAGTTCCATCCATTTATTTAACAAATACTTTCTAATAAAAATTGGCATTATCAAAAAATCTGAATAGGATACATTCAAAAGAGTTTTTAAAAAATAGAATTCATCTATTTGTCCTTTTCTATAATCAGAAGAAAGGACGAAAAAAGTCCACCCCAAACCCAACATTAACTGTTAGTTTTTCTCCTGAAGGGGCGATTACTGTTTTTTTCAAATCCAATTTTGGTTCATTATCATCCAAGAATTTTCTAATATATTTGGAATCTGCTATTGGCATTTGGTCAATGAATTTTACAATTTCCCCTCTGTCGGTGATTCCATTTACCTCTACAATCTGTTTATTCAATCTCCATGTTACTTTAGGAGCCGTTCTACCTTCAGGATATGTTTCAGCCATCCTTTGTATTTCCAAAATTTCTCCATAGGTCATGGGTTTAAGTTTGACGGTAGTTTGTGATTTGGGTAATGTTGTCATAAACGTTCCATCTTCAGAAGGTTGTTGACCTTTGGTTATATCCAACTCATCTAATTTCACTGTTGTTTTGAAAGGCTTTCTAGTATTAGGGTCCGTTAAATTTAAGTCCATTTCAGGACCGAAAGCGGTATTTCTTAAAAATATTAAAAGTGCTTCAACATCCCCTTCCATCAAATCTTCAATCCTAATATCTGGTTCATAAATTTTTGACCTTAATAAAGTTTGGGTCATATCATTTCCAGCTGCCATCAAAATATTTTCATCATTGGCTGTCAAATATCCAACTTTAATTGATTTTTTTTTATTTTTATAAAAAAAACCTTGGGTAGGTAAAGGAACCACATCGTGTGGTAATGTAAAATTTGATTGACCGTATTCTTTTGCTTGATTATCCATATAAAAATTTAACCGTAAAGTTTATTACTCTACGGTTAAATATAAAAAAAAGTTTTTTTTAATAAATAGAAATATTCAAATTAGTAAACAAGAACACAACGGTCCATTCTAAGTGAAGTGGAAATTGTTGCCAAACCATCTTGTGCATAACTTAATTGATTAAAGTTTACATCTGTTAGGAAAGTTCCATAAAGAATCCATTTTTCTACAACAACTCCTGTTGGGTCCAACATTTCTAAGTCGACATCTTTTTTGTAACCAGCGGCATAACCCATACGACCAGTTACAGATTCTGCGTGAAGTCTAACCCATTCCATCAGAGCTTGTGCTGCTGAAGGTCCAATTGGGTCTCTAAAAACTGCCGGAATTGGTTGCCATGTAAATCTACCGGCAACATAAGTTTCAGTATTTAAAAAAGGAATTGGAGTGGATACTATTTGTATGTGTGGTCTTGCTGTCGATTCAACAAACCATTCATTTATACCAAGTGAGGATGGAAACCTTAAGATAAAACGATTCTGTCGTTTTGGTTCGTAAGGAATCGGCATTTTCATTAATAAATCAGCCATGTGTTTTAATTTTTTTTGTTTTTGTTATTTTATAGATAAATATAGCATTTCACAAAAATTTTTCTATTTACTTTTTTTTTGATGAGGTTATTCTTATTTAACTTCCTGCTTAAATCCTCCAGCAGTAGAATAAGTCTTTACTATATTATCTGGTTTATTTTCAAAATGTTTTTTCATTACTTCTATGTTTTTAGGATCATCATCACTAAAGCCTATAGATAATTTTTTAGGAACAAATTTATTTGCAATATCTTTCTTTAAAAAAGCTCTTTTATTAAGTACTGCTGCCATTCCTTTAATATAATTAACAAAATTTTCCATCGCCTCTACTTTAGCTTCCTCAGGATTTACTGCCCCTTGTTCATCACCGAAAGAAACAGGATGGTATTTGTTAAGTTCTAAATAAGATTTTATAAGTTCTTCATCAGACATTTCTCCTTCTCCAGCAAAAGACCTGTATTTTTTAAGATTTTTTACAAGTTCATCTTTATCTATTCCTCCGAATCCTTCTATAATATAATTATAAATCGCTTGTTTTATTGTATCGGGATTATGTCCTCTTGCAGTAATAATTGAAAAAATAGAACCATTATTAATAGCTTCTCTGAAATCATCAAATGCTGGACCTGTTCTTGCTCTCATTGCGTCGACCAAAAAATCTTTATCCCCTTGAGTTCTAAAGTTTCTGAATGGTTGGTCAGCATATCCCACAATAGTTGTTCCATCATATCCAAAAGGTTCTTGTCCAATTACATGTCTGTATTGTGCAAAATCGTCTGTCGACATTCCAACTTCTTTTCCATTTACATCTTTGAGAATTATTTTGGTTGGCATATGAACAATATTATCATCCCAATCGAATGCATAATATTTTAAATCAGGTGTTCCCTCTGTTTCAAATCCTTCTGTAAACTGTCTTTTCATTTGGCTAAAAGGGGGACATTGTCCCCCTTATTTTTTTTTTAGATATTTTCAAACGAAGCTCCTGTTGGAGTAATGAAGAATTCAATATCGATGAATTCTAATGCCTTCGTAGGTTTTAAGTATATCTTTCCTGTTAATGTATTTCTATCTAAGTCTTCAGGTGTGGAAGAAACTGTTACTCTGAAGTCATATAAACCTCTGTCTCTTCTAATTGAATCCAAAATAGGATTGACACTATCCAAGAATTGTTGTCTAACGATTTGGTCGTTTTGTTCGAACAACAATCTTACCGCTACTGCTGAAATTAACTTTCTTGCTTGAAGTAACAATCTTCTAACGTTCAATCTGTTAAGTGCAGTATCAGCAACTTGTAGAGTTTTATTACCCCAAATTACAGTTCCCACATCAGCGAAAGTTGCGATAGGGTTGATTCTTCCTTGATACAATGTATCTCTATCTTCTTGAGTTAACTTAACTCTTGCTTTGATAGAGTTTACAAGACCTCTTGTGTAACCCGCTGATGCGAACCAAGGGAATGCGATGTTATCTGTCAACGCTAAGTTTCTACAAACTTCACCTGTTGCAGGTAAGTAAATTTGTGTATTATTAACAGTATCTCTTGTTAAAATCCATGGGTAGTAAGTAGCGGTGTAGTTAGAATCAATTCCTGTGTTGTCCAAATTATCAACAGCTTCCTGAGGATAAATTACATCCAAAGTACTTGTTGCATCTGGTGTATACATTTGGTAATCAGGAGTTGTTGCGATATACACTGAGTCAGCTCTTGAGAATTGAACCATGTCAATTGCCTCTTCTACAAGGTTTGAGTTATTTACATAATCAATACTTGTGGTAGCAAACACGTTGATATTTGTAGATTCAGGATTTGAGAATGTCAAAATACCAAGTAAGTAAGCGTAGTAATCGGTGTTAGCAAAATCTTGAGTATTGTTTTGAACTACAATTCTTTTGAATAGACCATCACCAGTTGCGTTTGGATATCTTGTTGAAGCGGATGCACCTGCCAAGTAACCTGTTGCTCCTAATTGGAATTGGTCTTGGTTAGTTCTGAACTCTCTGTAAATGTCCCATCCATCAAAACCACCAGCAAAACATATAGTATATTTTCTTGAGTAAATAAAGTAGTAAGGGTTTTCTTGAGTTTCAGGGTCTCTTGTGAAATCAGCAACACCACACTCGAATGCGGTTTCACCACTTGTTAAGAATGAGTTCGAGATTGTTACAACCGTAGCACCTGAGTCCATATGGAAACCTTTACTTAAGTAATTCCAAGTTTGACCCTCAACAGGTATTGGAGACGCAATCCAATTTATTGGATTCTGTGTTCCTTTATATTGTAAGAATGAATCATCAACCCCAAATTGATTTGAGAAACCTAAATAACTTCTTCTAACAATGTCTCCCGAAGATTCAACAACGTCAGTTGGTGCTCCGAAAGGAGGATTATAAATTACTTCACCAGGGAAATAATATTTTGTTTTGAAAATTGGAACTGGTGAAGGGTTTGTTACAGAGTCATATTCTCTTTGAGTATATCCGTAGAAACCACAAGGAATCGCATCCACTGGTGCTTCATCAGCCATTTCAATCATTATGTATCGTGAAATCAAAGCGTATTCACCATCAGTTGAACCTATTTTCTTAGCAACGAAGTTGTTAGACAATGGGTCCATGTTACAATTCGTAAATTTCTCAATAACAACAGGATTTGCATCGGTGTCAAAGAAATTTCTAACCAACACGTCAAATGTCATGTTATTAAAAGATAAATTAGTAATTGAAACTTTTACCTCTGTATTAGCTGCGTTACCATCAGAAATTGAAACGAACTTGAATAAGTTATAAACTTTATTACCTCTCAATTCAGATACCAAAAATGGTGTACTTGGAGATTTGTATTGTGTTACCTTATAAGCAATTGATGTTGGATCTTCACTTCTTGCGTCTGGTAGAGCAATCAAATCACAATTTAATCCACGAATATATCCTTGATTGTAAGCGTAATTCAAAGTATTAGGGTAAATCTCTTCAACATAAACAGGAACCTCATTTCTTGATTTACCAAAGTTATCAACTCCTAACACCTTTGTGATGTATTTTGAAGAAGATGCTGACATTGAAGTCTCGAAAGAGAAATTGTCTCCGTCTTTAGTTACACCTGAAATTAAGAATGATTCAAACGGTGATTGTGTTACTCCTGAATATTGTTCAGTACAAACTAACTGTAAATCAGTTAATCCACTTACTTCATATATTGGACCGTGATTATCACTTGTTGAACTATTAGTAAATAATGAGATACCTCTTGAACGTAAAGTTGCAACAACCATGTTGTTGTAATCATAATATGCAGTACCTGAGTAAGTGTAAATACTACCAGATACTGTACCTGAGAATGTTGAAGATGCTCCCGTAGTTAATGTAGAAACATAATAGAAGAATGAATATCCTGAATAAGCATTTCCTGATGTAATATCAAAATTCGCATAATACCAAGGGTCGTTAAGATCAGAAGACAAGTCGTTTGTTGCCAAATTTACACTATCACTGTCATACTCATTAATTACATTTGAATAAGTTGAGGTCAATGTATAATAATCACTTTCAGGAATTGCTCCATAAATAACTGAGGTATTTGCCGATAAAGATGGTGTCTCTGCTATAGTTACAAGTTCCGATGTAAAATCCAATCCTAAAGTCGATGTACTACCATCTGATAATCTATATTGATTATTTAAATAAGCTTGTACTATCGGAGGTAGTGCCCCACCGTTAAAACCTATTGTGTTTCCAGTTGAAGACCCTGTAAAGTTTGCACTCCATGTTGTGCCAGTTGCAGGATTAAGTCCTACGGTCAATGGGTCAACATTTGCGGTTACTTTAATACTCCAAGATGGACCAGCGTCATATCCTGACAAACCTAAAATTCTTGTAACAAAAAGTTGATTAGATTGTTGTAAGTATGACTTTGCAATATATGCCGCCTCATACTTAGGGATTTGTGTGTTTATAAATTTTGTAGGTTCA